TTGGTTCTGGTGTTATGTGGGCGCTCGGCCACTTTATCAAGTAGGCGGGCCTGACGGGGCGAACGCGGCGAAGTATCGAATCTTTGTAGATCGGTCTTCGCCTTTGCAGTAGATTTGCCCAGACCTTTCCATGATGTCTAAGACGCGGGCGACAGAGTGAAGCGGGATTCTGTCGCTGGCGAAGCGCGTGATTTTTTGCTCGGATACTCCGTGGCCACGATCGTTGATTTTCACGAAGTGCATGATTTCTTCCATGGCTTGGGCGTCCGCGTTGGTGGCGCCGGCCTTGAAGATTTCTAGCATTGTATCTTCGGCCTCGAGGAGCCAGTTCATCGCGGTGTTGAAGTCATCGCGGGTGAGGATTAGGGCATTAGAGCGATCGATCGCTGCCACCATGCTTAGCTTGTATAAATGAGCACGTCGACGGGTAACGTAATGAATGAGTTTAGGGTGGTTAGGGACAGGCGATTCACCAAGGGCCCGCCACTTGTTAACAAGGTCTCGGTAGTCCGCGGTGACTTCGAATTCTCCAACAAGGCCATTGATGATGTCGAGGTCATTAGCAAGGTCTTCTGAGTGTGACTTTTCCACTGGGGCAAAGTCATCGCCGATGATTCGTTCATCTGAGAACACCATGATTAGCCGGGAAGTGAAACCTTGGCCCCATGCTTTCTCTGGGAGAAGCTGGGTCAGGTTCTGGGGAGTGGTACCGCAGATGATATTAAGCTGCGGAGATTCGATTTTGATCCGGATGTCTGAGGTTCGCCGGGTTTGTGAATACGGATCGGGGTCGTAGAAGGCGGAAAGCCCGTCGATCATCTCGTTGTCGTATTTATGGATGAACGCGCCGAGTTCATCCGCGGCGATGTAGAGGGAGTTGTATTCAAGGGCATCATCACCGGGGCGGATTAGAACCCGCTTGGCTTTGACGAGGGAATCAACCAGCGACGCGAACGTCATACTAATCGGCGCAAGATGAAACTCCGGAAGCTCGCGGACATAATGCGTTCCCTCACGCATGGTGCGGGTTTTACCTACGCCCGGATGCGCGACGAGGAAGATGAACATGTTCGGATACATCGGCCGCATACCGGTCTTGAGCCAAACCTTCTGCTCCAGCGCCGCTGCGATGGTAGAGATCGCAGTCCAGCGCCGGAAGATGGCCGGAGAATGCAGACTAGCGGTTTGCTCTACGAACGATTCGATCCAAGATTCCAGCTTCCTTTTGCCGCTTCCGGTCGTCGGTTCCGTGGTAGTCTTTGAGCCCGTTTGGGTTTTTGGTGGCATCATATTCGCCCTTGTTCCAGCCTACTTTGCAGTCATATGGGATGCGAAGAGTTCTTCCATGGGCTAATGGAACATCAATAACAAGATCATCCATCAACTTTGGGATAATCTCATCTTCAAGATGTTCCGGATACATGAAAGTGATCGCATCATGTTCCTGTGTCATAATCATTACATAATTCTTACGCCAGATGTTGAGCATTGCGGTGTTGACGATGTCGGCGAGGGATGACTGCGGGTCGTAGGCGATGGCTTCACGAAGGGTCGAGGGGTCGTTGCGACGGCCGAAAAACCAGCGTTTGCGGCCGAGGAGGGAGATGAGATAGCCGTTCTTGCGGAGGGTGTTGTCGACGTGGTCTTGCCAGAGGAGGTGCGCGGGAAAGGCGGAGAAGTAAGCGGGTTGGAAGCGTTTTACAACGTCGAGTTCAACCTTCGCCTGCTCAGATAGAGTTTGAGGTTTACCTCCGTAATTACTTCCGTGTCCGAGTTTCTTGCACATGAAACGGTAGGTGTAGTGACGATAGTAAGGCGATTCGGCAATATGCTTATCGCGTTTAAGGTCACCGGTCCAACCAAGTTCGGGCCACATAATTCGGGCAACAGCTGTGTGGGGATCACCTGATTCACAGGCTTCGAGGTATCTTCCATCATGAAACAGGTTCCATTCTATTGCGCCGACTGCGAAGGACTCTCCGGATTTAGCATCGCACTTAGCGAATTTATATCCGTGGTCAGCGATGAAGATGCTGCGGAGACTTTCTTCAATGTTCTGGAGATTTCCTCCAGTTCCGAACTCAGAGAAGCTAGAGCTGAAACGGCCTGTTGAGGTTCCCGCAATATTATAACTCGTACGTATTCTACCATCGGCATCAAGGTCTGTTTTGAGGACACTGATTTTATCTCCAAGTTCTGTAAGAGTGTTGATATGCTTGATAATTTGTTCAGCAATTGGATAGATACCCAGCTTTTCTCTAGCTCCTCGATCGGTGGTAGGTCGGCCAGCCTTGCGGACTGGCGGAAGCCCGAAGGTGTCGTAGAAGAGTTTATGAAGGTCGCGGTGGGATCGCCAGTTGAAGGAAGGTAAGCCCACTCCGTCAAGTACGATTCGCTCAAGTTGGGCTTCGAGGGTTTCGATGATGGCGTAGTATTCGTCGATGACTTCGGCTTTGCGAGCTTGGTCGACAAGAACCCCTCGGACACGCATTTCCAGAGTTGGTCCCTGTAACGCTTTAGAGAATTCATAAGTCTTCTCCGTGTGTTCATCCAGCTGCGGAAGCATGGCGTCGAGGCAGTCGCGGGTGACGCAGACATCGAGGCCGTTGTAGATCATCTCCCGCTCGAACGGGGTATAGGCTTCGGGGTCTGCCTCGTGAGTGCGGATGATTTTCATTCGGGAAGTTCCAGCCAACCAAGAGCTTCTGGTTCGAATAGCTCATTTGGTGTTTCTTCTATTTCAATTTGTGTAATATCATCACCACAAACCCAGACAGGCCCATTCCATTCATCACCATCCATACTGTGAGTCCAATAACCGGCATCATAACTAGCTTCAATCCACCCATGAACACTATGTTTAATTAAAATTCTAGAGCCATCTCGGGGAGCATCTTTCATCTCTTTCATGTCAATTATCCTTCTTAATCGTCTCAGCTTTCTTCCGCATCCCCTTCCAGCTACCTTCGTCGGAATAGATTGAACCGAGATAGCCTAGGCCTTTCAGGGATTCTGGCTGGAGAGCGTGGGATAGAAGCATCGTATCTTCCTCAGCTCCAACCGTCTTTATTCCATAGGCGCGAAGGAGGAAGGCGATGTCGTAGGCTCCGTTTTGGAAGAGCTTGCGAACCCTTCCATCTTCAAGAACTTCCCGGATAAGATTCCAACAATCACGTTCATCCTTCCGAGTTGGCCAATAACAGCCAGACGTTCTTCGGTCGTCATCGAATGGAATAACGATCGCAAGGTCTGGTCGTGGACCGAATCCAATGCACGTAATTCGCTGTCCAGCTGTTTCAATATCGACAGAAAGTAGGCAACCGGGTCGGATGAATTCAGCAATGAAAGTTCGTATGTCTTCGAGGGATGGTTCGATCCAGATTTCACGGGGCGGTCTCCTGATTTCGGGGTAGGCAGATTCACGGGCAGCTTTCATAAAGTCGGCGACGACGGTCGGGCGGTTATCCCACTGGCGGATTATGGCGGAGGGATGGTAAGTAGGGAGAAGCTTAAAATCACAAACGGTGTGAGTAGACAGTAGAGTAGTACCGCGGAGCTTGCTGATACCAGTCCGGCCAGCCAGAGCCCAAAGGGCAGCATTGCCGAGGCAGATAACCAGATTAGGATCGCGAGCCATAATTTCGCTGGCGATTCGGTCGAGCTCATATTCAAACTCCTGCCGGACGTATTTTGATTTCAGTAGCGCGGGGTAGCCGGGGAGGGCGTCTGCTTTGCCTCCGCAGAAATGAAGCAGATCGTTCCCCGGCGGATGGATTTGAAACACGTTAAGCCGGTGGATTTCTGGGTGTAGCCCCCAGATTGCTTTGAGCGCGGACGGATCGGATTTGGAATAGTAGCTATGAAGGTAATCACGATCAGCCCAAGAAAGGCGAATGATGCCGGATTCGCCAAGCATGCGGATGAGTTCTGCGCCGGGTGCGCCGATGAAGTCTGAGTTGTGGCGGGCATCGACTTCACTGCGAAATTCCCCGAGGAGGATGATGGGTTTCATAGGGCGACCAAATGGGAAATTACATGATCAAATTCTTCGAGCAATGTGCCTGTGCGTTCATACTCAAGAACATCTTCTGTGCAAGTACGACTCATCAAAGCAACTTTATACCAATCTTTATTTTTTGTAATTACGATTTGAACTATTTCATGCTGCTGTTTGGCAAATTCTTCTGGTGACATCCTCTTTCTCCGTGCAAATGGGAGGGGCCGAAACCCCTCCCGGTTGATGTTAGTCCGCCGCGAGTGTCCGCGCGAATTCTGCGTAGATTCGCGGGCCATCTTCCGACGTGCGATGCTTCACTACCGCCCGAACATGCGCGTTCACGACTTCGTCATTGCGCATGCGTCGAGACATGGGCTTGGAAATATCGAGGCCGCAATGTTCGTGAAACTCATCGAGACGATAGATCGCATCGGGAGTTTCGTAGAACGTG